GTACGCGCTAACGCTCGAAGTCCAGAAAACGCTCAGGAAGTTCTCGCGCTACGTCGACAAATCGAAGACTTGCAAGCCAAGTTGGATCAGGTTGCAAACTATGGGCCGGGTGGAACCGAACTGCTGGCGCAGGGTGCGGACAAATTCTCCATTTCATTTTCCTTCGAACGCCAACAATCGAAGGTAGGAAAAAGTAATCGCCCGTACTGGGTAAAGGTGGGAGAGGAGACGGAGGAGATTGCTGCGACTTGGGATGAAATTTTTGCGAGCATTGCTCCCACGTTTATCGAGCCCGTCAACTCTTATACCTTTGTGAACAAGTTAAATGCCCTCATTGAAGCCAGGGGGCGAGTCGTTGTAGGGGAAAAATATCCCGGAGAAAGATTTGCTAATTTCCGAATCTACGCGGAACCTTACGAGACCATAAAGGTGCAGCTGCGGGCATTAGGTCTAATAGCCACAACCGGCGAAAAAGACTCGTGGGCGCTAACCGAATATGGCGACGCTTACATGAATAAGTTGCTCGCGGTTCATCGCAAGAAGAATGGGAATGCCGCCGGCTCAACGAAACGTTCTCGCAAGTCGGCCGCAAAATGATTCGCCCGTTAGCGTCCCCGGGCGGCCCAGTTCAGGAAACCTTGAAGACGCGAGGCAATGCGAGGACCGCTGGGAAATCCAGGCTCTCAATGACTCGCTGCAGTGTCTTGGGTGCGGGCTGGTGGTAGTTCGCTGCCCCAACGTTCCCGGCTTCGTGACCCATCACGGCAGTGATCAGCGCCTCACCGTGGGGCGGATCGACGGCTCGTAGCGCGGTGCCCACGGTCGTCCGCAGGGCGTGGAAGTCCCGGTACCGCTGATAAATCCCCAAAGTCCTGCAGTGGGTGCGGAACCAGTCGGACACATACAGGCTCGGGGCTCGGCTCGGCATGCTCTTGATGCCGGAGAACAGCAAGGTGTGCCCAGCGGAGCGGGCGCTCTCGACCATGTCGATGAAGCCAAGCTCGATCAGCTTTGAGTGAATTGCAACGAGCCGCACGCCGGCAGCGCTTTTGACGCTCTTGTCCTCGGTGTCTTCGTTGATGTCGATCAACCAGACCCCGTCGCGCTTGATCACGTCGTCAACGCGCAGTTGGCATAGCTCGGCCTGACGCGCCCCGGTCATTAGGGCCAGCAGTGGTAGCCAGTACTGGGCCGTCAGGTCGATCCGGTGGTCTTCCGTCAGTGCGGCGTTCAGCAGTTTCTGCAGCGTCTCGTCGTCCCACGGATCGCGCTTTTTCGCTCGGCCCTTGGCAATCGAGGTGCCGGCCCACGGGTTCAAGTCGAGCCAGCCCTTTTCCTTGACGGCGAAGTTCAATAGAGCTTGAACGTTCGCCAGGACATCGGAGCGGGTCTTTCCGGCGGCGCCCGCCATCTTGGCGTTGATGAAGTCGCGGAAGGCCAGGGCATGCTGTCGGGTCAATTCACGGAGCGGTGCATCCTGCTTGGACTCCTTGAGGGTCGCTAGAGCACGCGTCATCTTCCCCACAGCGTCGGGCTTCTTGCCGACCTTCCACACGTCGAAGACGTCGGTCAGCGTCTTGCCCTTGGTTACCCTGGGAGCCTGCGCGGTCATAGGGGCCTCAGGGCGTGGCGGGGTCGCCACGGGCTTGCCGGCGCCACGGTCAGCGGCACCGATCCACGCTACCAAGAGGGCATGTAGGACCGCCACCAGCGTAGGACGGTTGGCAGGGAGCGACCAGTCAACCAGAACGCCCATAGATGCACATATGGCCTCGGCGAATTCCCGGGCGGCAGTCAGGCGACCCATGGACACAGCGGCCCCCAGGTCGTCGACATTCAGTTGCGCCAACGCCCGAAGACGTTCGGATTGCGCCAGGGTCAGCGAGCCATCTGGGCTGGAATTCCAGTAGTCGGATTCGGGAAGGGGGCCGTCCTCGGGGGTCGAAAAGAAGCGCTGGGGCGGCGGCTCGATGGAGCGCAGGAAGGAGGCAAGAACGCCGGAGTCGAAACGGACAGCGCCGTCGAAGGCCAGCGGGTGGTGTTCTGCCTGCTCGACGATGTGCGTAGCCATGGCCGGCGTGAGTGGAACGGTCTCCCGTGGCTTCAGCTTGGCCTCGGCAGCGGCAAACGCGGCAGTGGCCTCAGCCCATTGGCGATGCGCGAGGACGGCGGCGGTCGGCTTGTCGCCAGTCCCCAGGGATTTACGGATCCAGAAGACGCGACCCAAGATCGCCTGCAACTTCAGCGGGACCTTGATCTGTAAGTGGTAGATGTCGCCTCGCTTGGCGACACCGGTAGGCAGTGACATGTCGGGTTCCACGGTTCGATGATAGAACGTGGGTACTCGGCCAGTACACAGAGAAGGTCACAGTTCTCACTGGGAAACCATCTCTTCACTCGACAGATGATGGAGCGGGCGAAGGGAATCGAACCCTCGTATGAAGCTTGGGAAGCTGCCGTTCTGCCATTGAACTACGCCCGCATTCTCTAACCCGTTGATTTCCAGCGAGTTCTTTGCCTAACCGCTTGATTCTAAAGGGGTTATTACCTCTGGCGGCTGTCGCGGACTTCCCACATCCACCCATCCGCACCCCGATAAACTTACGCTTCAGGCGTAGGTTTTGGCGTAGCTTTTTGGGAAGCCTGCGCCGGGCCTACACGACCACGATGGCGAAACCATTGTGACGACGACAGGGAGTATAGGCGCATGTACTTTGACGCCAGGGCAGCAAAGCTGCTGAAGGCAGGTGAACACCTGAACGTGGACGGTTGTCCGGGCTTGCGATTGGTGGCGTCCGTCACGCGTAAGAGCTGGATCTATCGGTACAAGAACAGCGACGGCCGCATGAAGCAGGTCGCGCTCGGCGGGCAGTGGCCCGCAATGGCACCGCACGAAGCGGCAACGCGATGGGAGGAGCAACGTAGGCTCCGAGACGCTGGTCAGGATCCTTCGGCACAACGGCGCGAATCAAGGCGTCAGGCTTCTGCTGCGCCTGCTCAGGAACCAGTGGACTACCTGGTCAAGCATCTCGTCAGTGACTACGTGGATGGACCCTTGACCACCTCGCGCAAACAGGCCGGCGCCTTGGCCGCTCGGCGTGCTCTGGAGCGGGTGCTCGACGAAGAACCTGGGTTCGCCTCGAGCAGGGTGGCCGATGTGCGCCGCTCCGACTGCTACGCCATCCTCGATGACCGAAAGGAAACCCCTACGGCTGCGGCGAAGTTGCGATCGCTGTTCGGTGCCGCGTGGGAGCAAGCGATCGACAGCGGCAAGGTGGCCGACGACACGCCGAACTGGTGGCGCCAAGTGATGCGCGGCAAGCTGCAGAGTCGCGGGAAGATCCTCGGTGGGAAGCACCTCGGACGTCAGAAGCGCACCCTGCGCGACGCTGAGATCGCACAACTCCTGGTCTGGTTGCCCAACATGCATTCGAACGGCGCCGATGCCGTCGTGATGTACCTCTGGACCGCGACGCGCGGCGCAGAGATCTTCGGCATGCGGCCCGAGCACGTGACGAAAGAGGAGGATGGGTGGTGGTGGACCTGTCCCAAGGCGCTGACGAAGAACGGGCGCAATGAGAAAGCAGTCGATCTGCGCGTACCGTTGCTCGGTCGCGCGCTGAAGGTGGTGAAACTGCGCCTCAAGAGCCTCGGGAAGTCAGGTTTCCTGTTCGAGGATGAACGGGGTGAGCAGTATGAGCAGCACGATTTTTCCGGCTATATCTACGACCTGCAGCCTTACTCGGCGAAACGCCAGCGGCATGGCACCGATGGATCGCATCTCAAGCACCTGCCAGTCACGCATTGGTCGCCCCATGATCTGCGGCGCACCAGTCGGACGCTGCTGGCTTCCATAGGGTGCCAGGACGAAATCGCGGAGGCGATCCTTGGGCATGTACCCGAGGGCATCGTCGGGGTCTACAACGCATACACCTACGACCGTGAGCGCCGCATATGGCTCGCGAAGCTGGCTGGTCGCCTCGAGGAGCATCTGCGGGCCGGCGTCAGCCGTTGAATTCAAGTTGCGCGTGTCGGGCGCGATGAGGGGGCACTTGACACGGATTCGAAGTTATAGAAAACTATAGGCAATTACAGAACTTCGATCATGGCACTCACTGAAGCACAACGGAAACGAATGCTCGAACTCGAGCAGGAGCTCGCGCTGCTACAGAAAGCAGCCAAAGAGGCCGAACGGCCGAACGCTCATGCCGAACCGCCGGCGGTGTTGCGCTCCGCGTCGATCAAACGGAGCGTGAGGGATCTGGTTCTCGAGTCGCTCGATGAAATCGGCTTTCCCGTCTACTCCCAGCAACTCGCACTCCTCATCCGAGCGCTTTTCGGTCGCGAGGTGCCCGCCACGCGATTCGGAACTCTCTCAGTGGATGAGGAGCGGACCTTCGCCCGCGCTGCACCGCGTTCCGTCTGGCTGGCGCATGGGCTCACGTTCGATCGTGCCGAGCCGATCAAGCGGATCTGGGCTCGCTCCGATTGGCCGCTCGAGCAGCGTGTGGTCACGCCCATATGGGGGAGGGTCCAACAACTTCGCCTCACCGCGCGCCTGGCGGAATTGGCGATGGAGGCGAACGAGATCGCAGCGAATCCGGATCTTCTCAGGTACCTCGCGGCCGACTACGCCCAGGATCTCGGCGTGAAAATCACAAAGGGCAAGTTCTTTCTGGATCAGTGGCGCGACCTGGCCCTCGAGCAGCTCCAGCGTGTCGTCGACAAGGATCTGGTCCTGACGGAGCAGGCTGCGTCGGCGTGGCCCAGCGTCCTGAGCGGACCGGAGCTGCTCTTCGGGCGCCGTGCCCGACCGGAATTGGTGGTGGTGCCGGTCGGTACTGCGACTGGCGAAAGGCAGGCGTAAATGAAATTCTCCGGAGCTAGTGGCCTGAGCCGCATCGCCCTGAATCCCGAGTGTGCCTGGCAGACCGTGATGCTGCGGTCCTCCAAGAGCGAACCGGAGTTCTACGAACAGGTCACCGGCGAGGTGTTCCCGAAGGAGTACGGGGAACGACTGTCTGCCCGCAGGCGCGGATCCAAATTCGAACGCAATGCCTTCGATCACCAGGCGGCAAAACTTCGTGCCGTGATGGCGGAGCGGCTCGGCGTCGCAGCCGAGGACATCTGGGTTCGGAATCTCGAGGATGACGAGCCTGGCGGCCATGAGAGCAACCGCATCCGGCGCAGCAATCTCACTCGAGCGATCTTGAGCGATCGTCTCGAGGGAAAGCGCACCCCGGAAATCCTGATTCAGCCGCAATTGACATTGACGGTGCATGGCCTCGCGAGAAGCGAACGGCTCTTCATCGCGCCCGACGTGTTGTATCTCGACAGTGGCAGCGGACGATACAGGCCCGCTGACCTGAAGTCCTTCGTCGTCCGGGACAACCAAGTGGCGCCTGGCGACCTGGAACGAAGCCGTTTGCAGCTTGCGATCCAGTCGCTCGCTCTGCATGAGGTCCTGTCCGTGCTCGCCGACACGAGACCGCAGGAGCATATCGGCGCTCTCGTGTTCGCCACGCCCTACGGGCTTGCTCCGCATGCGCCGCAGGAAGAGTCGCTCGATGCCCCGGTCCACCTGGTGCGTCGGGCCATCGCGGCGATCGGGCACCACCACGCGCTCATCGAGGGTCTGAAATCGAAGGACGGCGTCAAGCGCGAGAGCCTCCTGCTGCAGGAGCTACCCAACCACTATCAGGATCGCTGCGTTTCCGCTTGTGCGCTCGCCGGTGAGTGCAAGAAGCGGCAGCAGAACCGGGCAGCGGTGCTGGGTGATGCAGCGGTGGAGGTTCTCGGTCCGAACATGGATGTGGGCCGCGCCGCGCAGTTGCTGGCGGGCGCAACGCCTCGGGATCAACGTGAGCGCGAGATCGCAGCGCTCCTGCAAGAGCTCGCGCAGCCATTCGAAACATTGAGGAGGGCAGCATGAGGCAGCAGCAGTTGGTCGTGCGGCGCCTGGAGGCGTTCGCAGCGCGCAAGGCCCTTCCCATCAGAAGCTCGTTCGAGCTCTCGCCCGATCCGCGCAACACCCTGGCCATCGCCACGATAAAGATCGTGACCGAGGAGCAGGTCCAGGCGATCGCGTATGGGCATCCCGACGAAGCGCCGCAAGTCATCGCCAGGCTCGATCCTCTCGGGCGCGATGCCAGTGATCTCGAGCCGTTCGCCCGGTGGTTGATCGCGCGCATGGGTGCTGCAGTCGCTGCAAACAGCCTTCCTCGCGTATGGATTCCGCACGAGGCGACTCTCGAAACCCTGGACGTACTCGGTCACCGGTACGCCAACAACACTCAAGCGAGCGACGAGCTGCGTCGCATGGGCGTGATCTGCAGAGTCATCGCGCGCGAATACCGTCACGAAGGGCAGCAATTCCTCGCGGTCGCGTCCAAGTTGCTCCAGAGCCACGTCGTCACGGGCCAATCACCGGCCGAGGATGCGCATCTCGGTGCTCTGCTCGCCTGGATCTCCAGCCCACCTGACGTGGACCCGGCAGAACTTGCCGCTGAGCGTTCGCTATCGCCGGCTTCGGGGGTTCTGCCGAATCATCCCGGGCGCAAGGACGACGAACTGGTCGAGGCGCTGCGCCGCGACTGGAAGCGAGCGAGCGAGGGGGCCCGCAAGGACGCCCTTGCGGCTCGCATCAGCGATGTCCTGCACCGTGCCGTCATCGAAGAGTGGCGGCTGCTCATCGAGGCGCGATCGGCCCTCTGGGATCTGCCGCTCCAGGCCGGGGCGTTGACTTCCTGTCTGGAGGCATCTTCAGCGCGCGTCCTGTATGCGCTGGCGAACGGAACCGGTCGGTCCAAGTACCCGCTCGCGCGTGTCAGGGACATGATGGAACTCGAGCACGCGCAAAGCACCCTGGAAACGGCCAGGTTGGTCGAGGACGAGGTTCTTCGCGCCGAAGCACGGGCGAAGGGACGCGCACTGCTCGGAACGGTGATCGACGTCGAGCAGCCGCGGGCCGGACAGATGCCGTGCGTGCTCACCTTGATATCTGCTCAACCGGAACTGCGCTTTCGCCGAGACGAGGCGGTGGTTTCGATCGGGAGTGAACTGCACGCCCGCATCCTGGAGATTTCCGCCATCGAGAGTGGTACTCGAGTGCGCCTGGATGTGACCGCAGGTGTGCGGAAAGGAAAGGGCCTTCTGCGCGTCGGGCAGGCGATCGAATGGATCAAGCACGACGCGTCGGATCCCTTCGTGCAGAGCAGACCTTTGCAAGGCCTGCAGGTGCCGTGGATGTTCACGTCGCCGGATCCCTCTTCCCCAAGCCTTCCGCGGCAGAGTGGCCCCGCTCCTGTGGGTGACCTGCTCGCGGTGGCCGCGCGTCATTTGGGAGGCACTCGCCCATGAGCTCCGACCGAATCCGAATGGCCGTGAACGAGGTCATGAACCAGGCGTTGCATGCTGCGCTGGTGCGGCGCGAACGTCTGGTCCTGGTGGATTCTCCACCTGGTGCAGGAAAGACATGGTTTTGCGAGCGCCTCGTTGCTTATGCGATCGGCCATGCGGGCTTGCGCGTCTGCTACGTGGCGCCGAAGGTGGATCAAGGCGCAGACATGGCTCGCAGGCTGGTCGCCTCGCGCGCGAGCTTCGACCTCGAGGTGCTTACCGGCAAGGGCAGGACGCGACCCACCGATATCGACCCAACCGTGCTCTGGACTTCGGATGCGACGAGTGTCGGGGCGGCCGGCGCGCTTCTCATCACCAATCCGCAGAAGCTGGCCCACTCGCGCGATGCCCTCGGCGCTCAACCGTTCGACGTACTATTGGTCGATGAGGCCTATCAGCTTTCCGCGCGCGATTTCCTGCCCATCGCGCATTTGGCTCCGATCGTCGTGATGGTCGGCGACCCCGGTCAGCTTGCACCGACCATCATGATCGATACCAGCGAATTCGAGACGGATGGGGCCCGCATGCATTGGCCCGCGCCACGCGAAGTCCTTCGCAACTACCCGGACACGCCGGTTTTCAAGATTCCCGCCTCTCGACGACTGGTCCACGACACCGTTCGCCTCGTGCAGCCAATGTTCTATCCTGACTTGGAATTCGTCTCTGCAGCAGAGGATGAAGATCGCCGGCTGCGCTTTGCGGCGGCGGGATTGCGGGACGCAATCGATCAAGCACTGGACGCGATCGCGGCCGGCAAGAGCGTGGTCGCGATCACCATACCGGGCGAGCCACCAGCGGCGGACGATCGCGACCCGGTCGTCGCCGAGATCTGCGCCAGGATCGTGCAGCGAGTTCAGCAACGCGGTGGGAGATGGGACGGACGTTCGGTGTTGGGTGAGCGTGATATGGGGATCGTGGATGCCCATGTCGTCTCGGGCAACGGCATCCGTGCGGAGCTGCAGCGGCAAGGCAACCCGAATGTGCGCGTCGAGACGCCCGAGCTATGGCAGGGGCAAGAAATGCCTCTGATGCTCGTCAAGCATCCGTTGAGCATCGGTGCCGCCGCGCCGGGCGAATTCCATCTCGATCCAGGCCGCTTCTGCGTCATGCTGTCCAGGCACCTTCTCGGTTGCATCATCGTTGCACGTGAGTCGGTGGGCGCCACGCTGCGGGACTATCTGCACGACGCCAGCAAGTGCCCCATCGGCGCACGCGATGAGGCGTGGCACGGTTTCAAAGCCCACAGTTCCGTCTGGGGCGCGTTGGAGGCTGACGATCGTATCTTCCGGCTGACCTGAGCCTCGATCGTCGGACGCTCAGAACGATTCATCGTCCCGGTTCGTTCGAACGGCAGCGACGACCTTGTCGCGCGCAACCTCCAAGGGCTCGTGCTCCCAGACTCGCACGACCATCCAGCCGGCGGCCCTCAAGAGGGCATCCGTATTCTCGTCCCTGGCCCGGTTCGTCGCGATCTTGGATAGCCACCATTCGCGGTTGGTCACCGGTACCGAGCCGTGCTGGGGACAGCCATGCCAGAAGCAGCCATCGAGGAAGACTGCGACCTTCTTTCCGGGGAACGCGATGTCGATGCTGCGCCGTCGATTGCCGGGAACCGGATAGTGGACCCTGAAACGCAACCCGAGGCGATGAAGTCGGGAGCGCAACTCGAGCTCGTGAGCATTGTCGCGGCCCCTGGTCGAGGCCATGCGACGGCTGACGACTGGATCAGGATGCATCCTCGCTCCCGCATGTGCCTGCCGCGTCGGCTCGATCAGTCGACCGTCTCGCGCATCTTCTTCGCGTGCGCGGCAACGTCATCGAGGAATCCTTCTTCGAAGGACAGTCGACTCGCCAGCGCACGCTTCAGGAAGCCGGCGGTGGCCCTGTACGACAGCGGATTGGTTCGGTGCCGAAGGAAGGCGTTGATGGTGTCGCGTGGTATGAAGCAAGGCCATTCCGAGACGCTGCTCGCCCGGCGCTTGCCACCGCCTCCCCATGCTGCGAGCGGCCAGCCGTTCTTCTCCCAGTCCCAATCCAGGTCGAGTTCGTGTTCGTATCTCTCCTCCGCCTCAAGCCTGAAAGCGACCCATTCGAGCATGGGTACGCACACCGCGTTGCCGATCAATTTCCATCGGTGTCTTGCGCCGAACTGCCGATCGACGACGCTGGTCCAACCCGCCTCGAAGCCCTGCAGCCGTTCGGCGTCGCTGATCGAAGGAACCTCGATGCTGCTCCTGCTCGGGAACCAGATCGCAGGGGGCGAGGCGATGCCGATCGTGGATCCACCTTTCAGTGTCGGAACTTCCCTGGGTGCCCAGCCGAGACCGGTGTTTCCCTCGGTCCAATAGAACCCTCGCCCGCTGTCCCAACGTGTGTGGGGGGCGTGTTCCCCATGATCCGCGCCCAGCAGGGCGTTTCGCGGCGCATCACCGCGCCCTGCCAGAATGATGACTCGCTTCCTTCTTTGCGGTACACCGAAGGCCCGTGCGTCCACCACGCGGTAGGCCCAGTCGTATCCCAACTCCTCGATCGACGCGATCACATGCTGGATCGCGCGTCCGCGGTCGAGGCGTAGCATGAAAGGCACGTTCTCCAGGATCAGCCACTTGGGTTTGCGCTTGGCGGCCGCGACCAGGCGGAAGATCTCGTTGACCAGCCCGGAGTTGCTTCCGCCGATGCCAGCGACCCGTCCGGCTTGACTCAGATCCTGACAAGGAAACCCTGCCGTCACGACGTCCACGGTCGGCAGATGGCGAAGTCGCCTGATGTCCGTCTCGATGGGGATACCCGGAAATCTCTCTCGCAGTACAGCTTGCGCGGGCGAAGAGATCTCACAGAGCAGTTCTGCCTCGTGCCCGGCGGCTGCCAAGCCCAACTCCATCCCGCCGATCCCGGCGAACAATCCTGCGCACTTCATTCGGTAACCTTCAATTTGCTCGAGATAGTACAGAAAACGAAGGCCGAACTCGAGAGGTTCCGCCTACGCAACAAGGCCGATTCGACGCGTCGAATCATCCGGCAGGGCCCTTCGGCCTGCCCCTCGTCGATTCGGCGACTCCAGCTGGTCTGCCGGCGCGGCCATGTCCGCTTCCCTCCGGCGGCAGCAGGTCTGACTCCGGTCGATTTCGTCCCCATCCGTCGAGATCGTCGACGAGCCAAGCCGTGCGCCCCTTGCTCAGCTTCTTCGGTTTCGGCGCCTCCCCCCGAGCAACCAACGCATCGAGCAAACTCTCGCTGATCGCAAGGTAGCGCGCGGCGTCCGGTCTCTGAAGGAAGAGGGGACGGATATGCACGACCGGGTGGGCAGCCAGCTTCACGACGCACTCCCTTCCCGCAGATCGACGCCCATCGCGATGCCGATCTCGTCGAACCGATCCTGGAACTGCTGCCGCCAATCCCGCCACGTCATCGCCTCGCGCTCGGGTGTGTTCAGCTCGAGCCAGCCCAGAGCCTTCACATGCTGCCCAGCACTGTCCGTCAGCACCGGCCAATCGCGATGCGCATCCGCTTGCCAGGCCGTCAGGTCCCGTCGCTCGGTGGCCAGCGCCAGGAGATCGAAGTAGCGCAGCGCATATCTGTGACTCGTGAACGCCGTCACCACGCCGAAGTGCTTCCGCAGTTGGCGCGCGTGCTCGTGCTCGAAAAGCGTCCAGGCGCTGGTCCCGCCGCTCTGCGCCGAGATCGAATTCACGGCCGCCTTGCCCGGACTCGACAGATCCTGGGTGTAGATCTCATGCGCATCGTGCAGCAGGGCGGCGAGCTGGATGATCGAGCTCATCCCATGCCGCTGAGCGATCTCGGATACGAGCAGGCTGTGCTCCGCCACGCTGTACGGCCGCGACGTCGCGCCATGGAAGCGATTGATGATCGCCAGCTGGTGCGCGATGTCGTCGATGCGGACGGGGCGCCCCGCATCGGTCATCGCGCCAGGGCCATGCAGGTGGTACTCGGCGCCGGTGGCGGTGATCATCCAGCTCATGGGGTGGGCTCCGAGCTGAGGCCGAGCGCGCGGCGCGCGGCCAGGTGGGAGTTGAAGATGCGTTTGAACTCGACGCCGGCCGTCTCGTAGAACGAGTACGGGCATGCGTCGTTGAGCGAGAGGCCACGCTCGGCGGCGTCCTTGGCTTCGCGCTCGATGCGGGCAAGGGGGACGATGGGAAAGCTCATGGGTTGACGGCCGCAATCAATGAAGTGACCACCAGCGCGGGTGGCTTCCGTCACGGTCGATGCGGGGGCGCCGATCGTGGCCTCGCCTCGGCCTGGCCAACGCTCGGGCGCGAGTGCGCAGCGCGTGACAAAGCCGCAGAGCTCGGTGTCGGCGACGTGCAGGCGGTCGAGCTCGAGATCGAGGCAGTCGCCGGCTTTGAGGGCCGGGTGCGCCTGGAGGAACTGGTCGGCGTCTTGGCCGCGCCAGTAGGCGATGAGCGTTTGAACGCCGCGCTGCGAATGGCGCTCGCCCAGCAGAAACGTCCATCCCGTGACCGAGCCCGCGGTCGGCGACTGGAAGCTCGTGCTGGCCGGGCGGCCACGCAGAAAGAAGATGCCGCTGGTCTTCATGGCGCGTCCCCGAATCGCGCGACGCGCTGGGCCTGAGCGATTGCGTCGGCCTTGTCGTCGGCCGTGGCCTGCAGCGGCTCGTCGTCGAGCAGATGGGCGCAGCTGAGAAGCAGTGCGATCAGCACTGCGACGAGCCAGCGGGTGAGGGCGGGCCCGATCACGATGCGATCCGCGCCGCGCCGTTCAGCGCGTCGATCTGGTGATTGAGCGACTGCGCCTGCTCGACGAACTGATCGCGCATCGGGTGCGGAGCGGGCCTCTCCGACTCGCATGGAACGACCACAGCGTCGACAAGCGGTCCGATGCTGACTCTGCCTTGGCGCAATGCCTTGTCGGCCAACGGCACGGGCATGGTGGACCAGCCGCATGTCCCGCCTGGCCGGTAGAACGCCTGGCGGCGCGAGCCTTTCTGGCGCAGCCAGATTTCAACAAGCGGACTTCGGGCGCTGGCTTGCGTCTTGGCGGAGGGCCTTCCCTTTTTGGGCGGCGGTGCGCTCAATGCCGCTTGCGCGGGAGCTAGAGGTGCAGACATTTCGATCTCCATCGATTGATGACAGTCGAAATGTAGCAATGCTACATAGAAACAGCAATAGCATTGCTACATGATGCTGCACCGGTGGGCTACCGGCGGCCAAAGCGCTGGCCGAATTTCAGAGTCTTCTCATTGCGCGCCGCGCTTCAAAAAAATAAAGTCGAGCGGGCGGCGTCATGCCGCCTTGCGGTTTGCTTGACTGCGGTGTGAGGCCTTCGGCTCGAGCAGAAGCGCAATTGCGTCTGCGATCGCGCCGCCGCCCGCAGGATCTTTCGCAAAACTGGCCAGCATTGCCGCCACCGCTTCTCTGGTCTGTGGGCTTGCAGCAGCCAAACTGCTTCCCAAGACTTCAAGCGCTCTCCTAGCTGCTGTTCCCTCGGGAGCCTTGGCTTCGGACTGGTCTGCCGCGACGCCGGTGAGTGCCTTGTCGACTTGTGCCGCGAGCCGCGGACTGATCTCTGCAAGCGGGCATCCGAACGCCTTTGCGTAGGACGTTGCAGCCTCAAGACTTAGAGGCCGTCGCCCATGGATGTGCTGGCTGACCATCGACGCGCCGCCCTTGATGCCGTGTTTGCGCGCAAATTCGGCCTGATTCACGCCCTGGAAGCGCCGCGCAAGTCTCTCGGCTTCCTCTTCGTTGGTCCACCATTTCATAAAGCGATGCTATCTATCGCTTCATGAAGCATGGCTTGACGACATTTATGTAGCGTTGCTACATTTGCTGAATGCATCGAGAAGCTTCGTTATCCCGCGCTTGCGACCTGGTCGGTGGACAGGCCGCGCTCGCGCGGATCTTGGGTGTTAGCTCGGCGGTCGTGAATCAATGGATGAAAGACAAACGCCCCATACCGCTTGACCGATGCGTGGATGTTGAGCGCGCAACGTCGGGGCGGGTCATGTGCGAGCAATTGAGACCCGACAAAGCTGACGCGTTTGCGTATCTCCGCCGCAGCTGTGCAGGCAGCTCGGTGACCGGACGCAGTGGAGGGTGTTTGGCATGCACCCACTGAAGACTTCCGCTAGTGCATCGGGCCCACCCCATTCGGAGGAGGTGCGCTGTCCAGTTGATCGCACGCTGCGAGTATTTTCTGTGCCAGTTCGCGCGCTAGTGCTGTTTGAAAAACGTAGTTTCTCCCTTGATGAGCGTCGTCTGGTGACTGCATTGCATGCGACAGAAAGTCGAGGCTCACGATGAGCGCTCCCACCGAGGGTACTTGCCGGATCGTGTATCCAGCGACCGGCGAGAGCGGCATGTCTGCTGGCTTGTTCATGGGTGTCCCTTTCGCATGTAGATGCTTGTTGTGGAACTCGCATTCTGCCGCGCAGGTGGACACCCGCCCTCCGTCGCCCCGCCGCCGCGAGATCCGGCGCGCTGGGGCAGTGGGTGGCCTCTTCATCCGTCATGCCGGCAGTTTCGCAAGCCGCGGCGCAACTGTCAGTGACGACGCATTGGGCAAATCGCTATGGATGTGCTGACGGCCGCCTTCAACGTGGGCCACGACTTCGAGGGTGGCGTGGTGGCCCTTGCGCCGCTGATCGGAAAGAACCCGAACAGCCTGAACCAGGAGCTGGCCGGCAATGGCACCGCGAAGCTCGGGCTGCTCGACGCCGTGAAGATGACCGTGCGTTCGCGCGACTATCGCATCCTCGACGCGTTCGGCGTGCAGTGCGGCCGCATGACGATCCCGCTGCCCGAGATGCTCGACCTGGAAGGGGACGACTGCATGCGGGCGCTCGCCGAGACCTCGCGCGAGTTCGCGGAACTGTGCGCCGAGGTCTGCCGATCGCTGGCGGACGACACGGTCAGCGACAACGAGCTGCGCCGCGTCGAGCGCGAGACGGGCCAACTGATCGCCACGCTCAACAGCCTGCTCGCGACCATGGTCGCGCGCAACGCGGCGTCAAAGCCCAGGCCCGATCGCGCGGCTGCAGCTGGTTCGGGGGGCTGATGCGAGCGCAGCGCCGTCGCCCCGACGACGAACCGATCACCCAACTTTTCCGGGAGGCTGCATGAGCTGGATCAAGATGCGCGGCAGCCTGATGACCAACCCAAAGGTCATCGCCGTCGCGCGCGCATTGCTTCGTGACGAGGAGTTCCTCGCCTGGTTCCATGGCGTCACGCGTGGCGTTACGCGTCACGTCACGGGTGACGAAGGCACGTCACAGGGCGTCACGTCCGGCGTCACGGGTGTGACGCTAGCGCTGCTTCCGGTCGTCATCCGAGTGACGGTCGGCGCGCTGCTGCCGCTCTGGTCGACGGTCAACGAGTGCGGCTCCGACGACGCGTTTCTGCCGTTGGCTGACGCGGTGGCGATCGACACGATCTGCGGGGTGCCGGGCATTGGCCGAGCCCTCGCCAGGGTGGGATGGATAGACCTTCTTCCCAATGAAGAAGGCGTGTCGTTCCCCAACTTCCACGAGCACAACACCGTCGGGCGGCAGCGCGGCGCGGCGGCCAAGACGGGCGCGGAGCGCACGCGCGAATACCGCGAGAGGAAGAGGCGCGCCGGTGGGGCAGTGCGTGTGACGCCGGGCGACGTCACCGTGACGTCACAGCGTGACCACAGAGAAGAGAAGAGTAGAGAAGATAAAGAGAACCCCCCAAACCCCCCTGTCGCCACGAAGCCCGCGGCGGAGGCGGGCGGTGCGCCGCCGACGAAGGCCGGCATCGTCTGCAAGGCCATCAAGGCCAAGGGCGTGCCGGGCGTGAACCCGTCGAACCCGGTTCTGCAGGCCTTCATCGAGCGAGGCGTCAGCGTCGAGGCCTTCGAGGCCGCGGCGGAACTGTGCGCCAAGGCCAAGCCGCCGAAGGGAATGCAGTACCTGCTCGGCATCATCCAGCGGCAAGTCGACGAGGCGCAGAGCATCGCGGCCGGGCTCCGCAGGCGCGAGGGACCGTGGGATGCCACGCGCAGCAGCATCGAGGCCAAGGCCATCGAGCTCGGCATCGCGCCGTGGGACGAGCACGACCTGAGCGCCGACCGCGAGACGTTCGCGACTTACACGGCGCGCGTCAGGCGCCGGCTGGCGGAAGAGGGCGTGGCAGCGTGAATCAATTTCCGGAGAGCGAATGCTGATGAAGACAAGAATGGTCGACTTCCACGCCGTGGAGGCGCACCAGCGAGAGATCGACGCGAGACTGCAGAACTGGGGCCGTTGGTGCAACGGCACGAGTTCGCCCAACACGTCACCGATGTTCCGCCTCACGCCATCGCCCCCGCGTGTGCGTGGGGACCTGAACATCGGCGGTGTCACCGTCGACCGGGCCGATGCGGCGATGATTGCCAAGGGGGTGGCCGCACTGCCGGCGCCACATCGAGCGGCGGTGAACTGGGCCTATGTGAAACCCGTCAGTCCGCGTCGCGCGTGCCAGGCGATCGGGACCACGATGGAGGGGCTGGCCTTGTTGCTGCGCGACGGGAGGCAGATGTTGATCAATCGGGAGATCTGAGGCCGGCAGGCGGCGTCGATCACCTCTCCGCCTCGGGCTTCAGGTTTTCTGCAAGCTCAGAAGCACTGCCGCGCATTGTTTGGAGATAGAGGCCGCGGAGGCCCTGAGGTCGATTTGGTTGATTTGCGCGTCCTGGACAACCCCCAAAGGTTGTGCTGTCGCGCTGTCCGCGAGCGAGAAGTTACGTAAGGCGACTTTCGCATCTGCACCCGCCGTCACGGCGCTCGCAGGGGGCGCAGCGCTGCACGTCTGCAATTTGGTGAGTGCTAGCGCGAGTTTGCTGTCTGCGTCGCTCGATGCTGTAGCTGCTTTCGTCGCGGCATCCGCGGTTGCCTGCTTTTGCGCAGATGGAATCAAGATTTGGTCCAACTGGGTGTTCGCGGCCGCGACAACCTTGGGATCGCTTAAGACAGTCCCTAGGAAAGCCAGGAAGTCTTGGGCATCCTGCGTCTCGCTGAGCATGGCCGTGACAGTAAGAGGGACGTCCGCATCCGATTTCGCTATCGAGAACCAAGGAGACTCGTAGGGGCTGGAGTACTGGGTGTTGCCGTCGTAAACATGAGTGGATTGTGGCGTGAGTTCACCGAGGACAATCATTGCAGCCGGATTGGTATCCAGCGTCGGCTTGGTCCCCGGCGCTGTGATCGCGAGAAAGACTGTTGAACTTCTGTTCTCGCCGGGGCGGAGAGTGCGAGATCCAATGGGTTTGGCATACGTAACAGCAACTGGTCGTAGCGCCAAGGCAGTCTTGTTGTTGGCGGCAACAAATTGCCCTTCAAAAATGAAGTCCGGCGATGCATCGAGCCATAAACCTCGTGCTTCAAGTTTGGCGCGCAGATCGGGTGGCCAACCCGATGGTGGATGCCAATCGGACGTCGGTCCTCCACTAGTCTGGAACGTTCCTCGCACAATCACGACGCATGGTGGAAAGTCGGCCGAGCTCGCCTGCAGGTTTCTTGATCCGGAGATAGTCCAAGTCTTGGCTGCCCCGGCGGCCGTGAGTGCCTTTCCGATGTAGTTGACGCCCGCCGAAATGGCAGATGCCGCAATAGCGTCAGCGAGATCTCTCTGCTGCTTGGCGCCTTCCGGCGTTGACTTTGACTTTGCGACCAAACAATCGCCCGGACTCACCTGAAGTCCGCTGGTGGCATTGCTTGATTCAGCTGCCGCATGCGCTGCGATGGCGATGCTCATCAATGAGGTCCCAAGAAGCAATGAAAGTAGGCGCTTCATGTTCGTTTCCTTGTTTGAGTTGACTATTGACGACTTGCTTCGCTTTCTGCAGCGGACGTGTTTACGGTTGCTATGCCCGCGCACGATGGCGGCATGTTCTGGCGTCCACAAATCCAATCATTGAAGCCTGCTACTCTTGTGTAGACGCCGTAACGATTCGGCTGCGCGCATCCTTCGCCCCAACTGACGACGCCAGCCAAATATCGCGTCCCTTGGATGAGGACAGTGAGGGGGCCGCCGCTATCCCCCTGGCATGAGTCCATTCCGCCCTTCGCGAATCCTGCGCAAACCATTTCGTCTTCGATCGCGCCGTTGTAAGCCACGCGGTCATTGCAGTCATGGTTGGTCACGATGGCGAGATCGACGAAGCGAAGGTCTCTCACACCAACGGGCGCGCCTGGGGACACTACGCCCCAACCCGTAACTCGAGCGATGGCACCCCCCCTGAGTGCTTCCTTTTCATTGGCTACCGGCAAGAGTGGAATCGCCTTCATCTCGGGTCCGCTCAGCGGCGCACTGAGTCGGACCATTGCGATGTCGTTGCTTGGTTTGACCGGTCTTGGTACGTAGGAGGGGTTTATGACGATCTCAGCGACATGCACCCGCGTTCCGCCGACATCCACGTCGACTGTCCCACCCAAGACGTCGAAGTCGGAAGGCAATGTATGGTTGTCCACGCAGTGCGCGGCAGTGACGACCCACGTGGACGAAACGAGCGTCCCGCCGCAGAAGGGACGCCGATCTGGCCCTACTTTGTCGGAGTGAATCAACGCGACCTGCCATGGATCGGCGCCAGCGTGGGCTGTCAGACCGCCAATGATCTTCGGTTCGATCAGGTAGGTTCCGTGAAGAGTCTGCGCAATGGAGTCCCGCAGGGGTTGGGAGCCTCTGGTTGAAGTTCCATCGAGCACGTCTGGGGTCGACTGCGCATCGACAGGGCCGATGCAGCCCACCAGGAGCACGACGACGACAATAAAGTGGCTGAAGCGTTGCTTCATGGCTTGTTCACCCGCGTCAAGGTTACGATCGTGGTGTCCGTTGGGACGAGAGCGTTCTCAAGGGTTACGCTAATGCGAGTTCCGTCGGCCCCTTGGCCGATCAGAGCGGACCGAACTCTCAGAGCTCGAAGGAATGCCAATTGACGAGCTCGCCACGGATTTACGTCCTTAGCGGGTCCGCTGGTGACGCGGATCGCGTAGGTGGGCTGCTTCAAAGCGTTCCGCCATTGGTCAGCGAAGGGACCTTGGGTCACATCGGGGAGCTGATCTCCGACAACCTTGATCGACGAGACCTCGGGCTGCGGTGCCGAGGATGGTGTAGCGATGCTTCCCACATATCCAACATTTCCCTCGGGAAGCACTACCTTGGCCCAGCCAGGCCTTACGTTGGCGGCAAGCACTTGGACCCGATCGCCCTTCTTCAGGGTCGCAATCACAGGCGGCGTCGCTGCTCTAGGGGCGGCGCGCACGAACAAGTCGTGACTGGCAATTGCGACGCTCGCACTCGCCTGCACGATTGGTGGCGTCGTCAGCGCTCCGGATACCACCACTGGCGGCGGTGGCGCCGGGACGGGGACACGAGCAAGGATCGGAGCTTGCACGGCATTTTGTTGCAGCTCCGCAATGCGTTGTCGAGCGGCCCCCGAGAAAGGACCGGCGGGGTAGAGGTCGACAAAATGCTGGAGTGGCGGCAGTTGCTGATCGTTGGGCCATCCGACAACTGAACGCACCCAGCTCTCTTGTTCGTTGAGTTCGTAATAAATGTTCTTCTGGAGCATCACTTGGCCGGCGTTTGCGGAGTCGAGAAACGGCGTCTGCCTCGCTCCAGTCAGTCTTGAGACGTCGCCGGACGTGGAATCGAAGACTGTTCGAACAGGCTCTGTCATGGTTGCGAGCAAATTCACAAGACGTCGCGTGAAAATGCTTCCTGTTTCGGGGCTCTCGCCCCGAAACAGGCTGTATGACACCTTCTTCGGTTCCGCCGCATACGCTACGAGAAACCCACTTGGTGCAACCATCTGCACCAATCCGATGCCTGGGGCGATAGCGACTGGCGCAACTGGTGCACCTGATGCGACTGGCGCGACTGGCGCAACTGGTGCACCTGATGCGACTGGCGCTGGTTGCACTTTCGCGGGGGCGATCCCAGAAGACGAGTTGTCCGTTGTTGTTGAATTGGCTCCAGGCGTTGGTGCTGTCGGAGAGGCAGAGACGGACGCGCTCTGTGCAGGCGGATCAAGCTCATCGTCTACCGGAGAAGAGCTCGAAAACGGGTCTTCACGGCACGCGTCCAGGATGATTACGGTGATACCCGGAGATGCTTTTCTGATCTGTTCAAGTAGATACGGGAGGCTCACGTAAACGAAGCCTTCACGGCCAGGGTCGGCTACAGTTGCGTCAATGGGAACCAGGTAGTTCACCTCATCTTTCTCGACACCGTGCCCACTGAAATAGATGAAGGCCACGTCCCCCGGCCCGATCGTCTTGGCAAACGCCTCGATCGCATCAAGAATGCCATCCCTTGTTGCTGCAGCAGGTGGTACCACCGTCACCGCGATATTGGGGTCTAGATCCTTCAGCGTATGCGCCACGAGCGACGCATCGTAGGCAGGTGTTTTCAGCTGCTGAACGTGCTGATATTGGTCAATCCCGATCACCAGCGCGCGCTTGATCGGCGGCTTCTGAACTTGAGCCCATGGCGGCAATGATGCGAGATCCGGCGCTGGGGGAAGCTCGATGCCGAATGCGAAACATGGCATCAGCAGGCTTGCGACCAACGTTCCGGTGTCAGCAATCCTCATGGCGCCTCCGTATTGGCTGAGCAACCGCTCTTGCTTGGGTGGCCTTAGGCTTGGCGGAGTATCGTGGTTCGCAGAGGCTGGTCAATCCACACTAAGAGGGATGACGTGTCTTGTGACATTGTGTCAGCGGGCGCCGAATCTTCCCGATCCGAAGAATCGTGGCGGCTTTGTTCTCCGGAGACAGCGTTGGGCGCAAAGCAGGCGACCAATCCTCTGCTCTTGCATGTTTCCTTTCGATGGCTAGAATCCCGCCCAACGACTGAGCGCAGGCATAAGGGTCGCCCATCCATGACGGAGGCGGCGGTGCCGGTAAAAGTTCAAATGAGCCCTCTGCAATGGAGGGCTTTTTTGTTTGTGCCTGGCAGCAATGACCCGGGCCACTTTCGTGGTGACCACTTTCCCGATCTTCTGATGCCCCGCTCGGCGCCGCGACCTTGTAGCTCGGTCGGGTGTCGTTCCCTTGGCGTCGCGGACGGTCGTTGCGCCGAGCACGCGCGCGAGCCCTGGCGAAAGAAGCCCGCCGCGACCAAGCGAATCAGCGGGCGACGATTGCAGGCATTGCGCGCCGAACTTTTCGCCCGCAATCCGCTGTGCGTCGAGTGCGAGCGCGCGGGCCTCGTGACGCTCGCGACCCAACGCGATCACATCGTGCCCCTGGCAGAAGGCGGCGCCGATGACGACACGAACACGCAAGGGCTGTGCGACGCACACCACGAGGCGAAGTCGCTGGCCGAGGCGCTGCGTGCTCGTCGTCGAGCGGGCAGGGCGAGCTGATCCGACGCGTCGCGGGGGGTAGGGGCGGTCAAAAAGTTCGAGCCTGCCCGAGCGGAAACCGAGCCCGTACCCGCATTTTTATGGGGAGCGAAAACTACCCCCCGGGGGGTTCAAGGGATAGGTCAATGAACAGCAAACTCAACGTCGCCGCTGCGCTTCCGGCCGTCGGCGGCGCGGCGGTTGCTGGCCGGCCGAGCGAGATCGTCTCGCCCGAGCCGCCGCCGATGCTCAATTTCACGCAGGACGAGTTGGTGCTCTACGCGCACATCTGCGAGTCGCTGCGCCAGGCGGGCATCGAGCACCTGACGGCGGGGATGCCGATCGCGATCATCGTGCGCACGTTCGCGGACTGGATCGCCGCGAGAGAGCGTTGCGAAAAAGAGGGCCGCACCCAGGAATCGAAGAACGGGTGGTCGAGCCCGACGCCCTGGGCCGAGGACGAGAAGCGCTTGAAGATGGAGCTCGGCCAATGGCTACCCAAGGCATGCCTGACGATTCCGAGCCTGGCGCGCGTGCGCAAGGACACCGGCGAGCAGGGCAAGCAGGACGACCTGTTCGGCGCACTCGTCGACCACGCCATCAGCTCACCCGCGCACGCGTCGAGGCACTGACACCGCGCGTCCTGCAGGAGTGGGACGAGGCCTACGGCCTCCCGGTGCTGCGCGGCGAGATCGTGACCGGCAAGTGGGTGTACCTGGCCGTGCTGCGTCACTACCGCGACCTGCAGGACGGGGCGCAGCGCGGCCTGGTGTTCAGTCCCGATCACGGGTGGCATGTGATCCGTTTCATCGAGCGCTTCTTCGTCCACATCAAGGGGCCGCTCGCTGGCAAGCCGATCCTGCTCGATCCGTGGCAGAAGTTCTGGACCGCGGTGCTGTACGGGTGGCGGTGGACGGCCACCGGGCACCGCCGGTTCACCCGCGGCTACGAGGAGATCGCGCGCAAGAACGGGAAGTCGACCTGGAAGGGTCCGCAGGGCGCGTACCTGATGGCCATGGACGGCGAGATCGGCGCCGAGGTGTATGCGGTCGCGACGACGCGGGCCCAGGCCATGACGGTCTTCAAGCCGGCCTTCGACAACATCCGCCGCTGGGTGCGTCGCTCCGCCGGTGTCGCGCGATCGTTCAAGGTCTTCGCGGGACTCAACCAGGAGAAGATCGAGCTCGAGACCAGCGTCTTCGCGCCGCTGCCGGCGAACGCCGAGAACCTGGACGGCCTGAACCCGAGCGCCATCCTCTTCGACGAGCTGCACGCGCAGAAGACGCGCGATGTGTGGGACGTGATGGAGTCCGCGCTCGGCGCGCGGGCCCAGCCGCTGCTCTCGGCCATCACCACTGCCGGGTTCATCCTCGACGGCATCTGCACCGAGATCCGCGGCTACCTGCTGAGCGTGCTCTCAGGCAAGCGCCAGGACGATGCGTTCTTCGGCTACGTCTACACGCTCGACGACGGCGACGATCCGCTCGACGAACGCAACTGGGTGAAGGCGAACCCGGGCCTGGGCCGCTCGAAGACGCTGGAGTACATGCGCGGCATGGCACGCAAGGCCGCGGCGCTGCCAGGCGCGCTGGTCAACTTCATGACCAAGGACCTGAACATCTGGTGCAACAGCGCCGATGGCTGGTTCGCGATGGACGTCTGGGACAAGGGCGGCAGGCGATTCGACCCCGCAACGCTGCGCGGCCGTCGCTGCTTCGGCGGCCTGGATCTCGCGAGCACGCGCGACCTCACTGCCTTCGCCCTGGTGTTCCCGCCGGAGGAAGAGGGAGAGCCCTGGCACCTGCTGGTGCGGTTCTGGTGCCCGCAGGCCAAGGTCGACCAGCAGGAGCATGACGACGCCGCGCCTTACAGGCGCTGGCAGGCCGAGGGATGGCTCACCGCGACCGAAGGCGATGTCACGGACTACGCGCCGGTGCGCCAGGCCATCTTCGAGGCGCTGCGCGACTACGACCTGGTCGAGATCGGCTTCGACCGATGGAACGCGCTGCAGCTCGCCAATGAGCTGCTCGAGGCCGAGGTGCCGCTGGTGGAGGTGCCGCAGAACACCGGCGGCATGTATCCGGGCTCGAAGTGCCTGGAAGAGCTGGTCTATGGCCAGCGGCTGCAGCACGGTGCGAACCCGGTGCTGCGCTGGTGCGCGATGAACGTGGCGCTGCTGTTCGATACGAACGGCAACTACCGCCCCGACAAGAAGAAGAGCAATGCGAACGGTCGCATCGATGGGATCGTTGCGGCGGTGATGGCGCTCAGCCGCGCGGTGGTCCATGTGGAAACAGGCAGCAGTTTTTTCGAGAGTCTTTCCGAATGAATCTTCTTCGCCGCGCGATGCTGCGCCTTGCCTTGAAGGGGGCCGACCTGTCACTCGTCTCCCCCGAGGGCTGGCAGTTCCTCACGGGTGGCGACACCTGGGCCAAGGTCCGGGTGGGCGAGGACACGCAGCTGAAGATCGCCACGGCGTTCTCCGCCATCCGCCTGATCGGCGAGGCCGTCGGCATATTGCCGCTGCACCTGTACCGCAAGACCCCGAAGGGACGCGAGCGCGCCACCGAGAATCCCCTCTACAGCCTCGTGCACGACCAGCCGAACGAGTACATGACGGCCATCGAGTGGAAGGAGGCCATGGCCGTGAGCCTGGCCACCATGGGCCAGGCCTACAACTACGTGCAGAAGTTCGAGAGCACGGGCCGCGTGGTCAGCATCCAGCCGGTGCATAAGAGCCGCGTCAAGCCCGAGATCGGCGACGACGGCGCGCTCAGCTACTGGCTGACGCAGCGCAACGGCCAGCGCCTGCAACTGCGGCGCGAGCAGATCTGCCCGGTGCGCGGCTTCGGCGGCGTGGGCGAACTCGAAGGCTTCGCGCCGCACCAACTGCACGCCAACAGCCTGGCGCTGACCGTGGCGGTCGAGAAATACGGCGCCGAGTTCTTCGGCGGCGGCGGCCGGCCGAGCGGTGTGCTCATGACCGACCACGAGTTCAAGGCCGACAAACGCGACGAGCTGCGCGAGAACTTCCAGAAGTACGTGGCGAAGAGCTGGCGCGAAGGGATCCTGCCGCTGCTGGAGGCCGGCATCAAGTACCAGTCGGTCACGACGCCGAACAACGAAGCCCAGTTCATCGAGACCCGCAAGCTGCAGATCGCCGAGGTCGGGCGCATCTACCGCGTGCCCTTGCACATGCTCATGGAGATGGACAAGGCCAGCTATCACAACACGCAGCAGGCCAACAAGCATTTCCTCGACTACACGCTGCTGCCCTATCTGGTGCGCATCGAGCAGGCGCTCAACAGCTGCCTGCTGACAGCCAGGGAGCGCGTCGACCACTACTTCGAGTTCGACGTGCGAGGGCTGCTGCGCGGCGACAGCACCCAGCGCGCGGCGTACTACGTCGCGTTGCGCAATGCCGGCGCGATCACGCAGAACGAGATCCGGTCGCTCGAGAACATGCCGCTGATCGACGGCGCCGACGACCTGCACGTGCCGCTGAACATGGCGCCGAGCGACCAGCTGGCCTCCATCCAGGCCGGCAAACCCAAGGACGGAGAGCAATGATGGAACGACTGACCGCACCGATCGAGATCAAGAGTGCCGAGAACGACGGCACCTTCACCGGCTACGCCGCCGTGTTCGGCAACATCGACCTGGGCTTCGACGTGATCGAGCCCGGCGCCTTCAAGAAGGCGAAGACCACACCGGACGGCCAGCTACGCATCGCGATCGGCCACCGCCTCGACCAGCTCGCGGGCAAGGCCGCCTTCCGCCAGGACGATCGCGGCCTCTACGTCGAGGGCAAGCTGAGTCTGGGCGTGAGCTACGTCAGGGACGCCTACGAGCTCATGAAGGACGGCGTGCTCAACGGCCTGTCGGTCGGCTTCAACATCCTGCGCGACGGCGCCGACTACGAAGAGCGCAGCGGCAAGCACGTGCGCGTCATCAAGGCTGCGGAGCTGTGGGAGTTCTCCCTCGTGCCCTTCGGCATGAATCCTGAGGCGCTGGTCGATTCCGTCAAGGCCGCCTCCATTCGAGATTTCGAGGCCCAGCTGCGCAGCCTCGGATACAGCCAGACCGAGGCCAAGGCCCTCGCGTCTGGCGGCTTCAAGTCGCTGGGCCACCGGGAGGGTGGCTCGGACAGCGAGACGCTGGCAGACGCATTCAAGTCCCTTCATCAATCCCTTCACTGGAGCTGAAACCCTATGAACATTCCTTTCAACCTCACGCGCAGGCACATCACCTTCGCGCTCCTGGCCGTGCTGGCCGTTCTCGCCGTGGCAACCCTCGTGGGTGCGCCACTGGTCTCGCCGGAGCACCTGGCCGGACTCGGCATGGTCCCGATGGCGCTATCTGGCGAACTCGACCTCAAGGCCCAACTGGGCCAGCTCACCGACACCGCCAAGGCGGCCAAAGAGATCGTCGAACAGGTCAAGCGCGCCCACGTCGAGCTCGACGGCCGCGTCGAGAAGCTGCAGCAGGAGATGGCCAGCGGCAAGGCCGACGCGGTGACCAAGGCCGCGTTCCAGGACGCCGTGGCCAAGGTCGAGAAGGCCGAAACTGCTCTCGATAAGCTCAACCTCGAGGTGACGGAGCTGGCGCGCAAGGCAGCCAATGTGCTCGGTCGTGCCCAGGCTGCCAAGAGCCTCGGGGCCCTCGCTGCGGAGAGCGACGCGGCGAAGAACTACAAGGGCGGCCAGGTCGAGCTCTGCACCATGGCGGGCCCGCTGTTCGGCAAGACCAGGGGTCCGGTCACGTCCGACCCCGGCAGCGCGGGCGCCCTGATCGAGCCCTACCGCGTCCCCGGCATCCTGCTGGAGCCGGACGTGCCTCTGACGATCCGTGATCTCTTCACCGCGGTCTCGATCAGCACCAATGCGATCGAATGGGTCAAAGAGAAGCTGTTCGCGAACAACGCCGGCCCGCAGGCCAGAGAGGGCGATGTCAAGCAGCAGAGCGGCATCAGCTTCGAGAAGATGACCAGTCCGGTCGAAACCATCGCGCACTGGATTCCCGCGAGCCGCCAGGTGCTCGCGGACGCGCCGCAGCTGCGCGGCATCATCGACGGCAAGCTGCGCACGGGCCTGAAGCTCAAGGAAGACGAGGCGCTGATGTTCGGCGACGGCACCAACGGCAACCTGCTCGGCCTCGTGCCTCAGGCCACGGCCTACAACCCCGCGCTGAGCCGTCCGAACGACACCAAGATCGACCTCGCGCGCCGCGCGATCCTGCAGGTCGCCAAGGCGCTCTATCCGGCCAACTTCCTGGTGCTGAGCCTCGAAGACTGGGCCGAGATCGAGACGATGAAGACCAACGACGGCGCCTACATCTTCGGCAGTCCGACCGACGGCACGGCGCCGCGCCTCTGGGGCAAGCGCGTGGTCGAGAGCTTCGGCCTGGCGTACGGCGACTTCCTCGTCGGCTCTAGCCTCGCCGCCACCATCTACGACCGCGAGGAAGTCACCGTGCGCGTGGCCGAGCAGCACGCCGACTTCTTCATCAAGAACATGGTGGCCATCCTGTGCGAAGAGCGACTCGGCTTCACGGTCGAACGACCGGCGGCCATCGTGAGCGGCACCTTCGCCTGATCGCGATCCCGCTGATCCACGACGGGCCCCGCGGGGTCCGTTCTTCCTTGGAGCAACCCATGCAAGCACTCAAATCCTTCCTCGACGGCCAGGGCCGCCGCATCAAGCCCGGTGACGAGCTGGAACCCGACCAGTACGACGTCGGCACCATCGCGCACTACGAGCGCCACGGCATGGTGGGCCCGTCGGTCCCCGCCGAGCAGACCACAGCGACGCCTGCGGAGATCAAGCCGGCCCGCTCGACCGGCTCTGCTAGCAAGCCGCGGGAAACCAAGCCAACCGCAGCGACTCAAGCCAAGGGCTGATATGGCCGCCCTGGACGTCAAGCCCGGCCTCGAGGAGGCGAAGCGTCGGCTGCGCATCGACGACGAGCTCGCGGTCGATCTGCAGTTCGCGATCGACCAGGCGCACGCCGAGGCCGAGGCCTTTCTCGACGGGGTGCTCTATGCGGACGAGGAGGCGTGCGGCGATGACGCCGCCGGCATCCTGGTCGCGCCCGACATCATCGCCGCGCAACTGCTGCTGGCCGATGCACTGGTCGGCAGCAACGACGTCCAGAACCGGGTCAACAAGCGTGAAGCTGCATTCAGCATCCTGCGCCGCCACCGGCGCATGGGGGCCTGATCGTCATGCACACCGGCCAGTTCGATCGCCGCGTTCGCATCGAACGCGAGGTGGTCACGCGCGATCCTGCCTTCAACAGTCAGGTCAAGACATGGGTGGAGGTCGCGACCGTATGGGCCAACGTGCAGGACGTGCTTCCGAGCCGGGGCGAGTCCGTGCAGCAGGGCGTCGACATTGCCGAGCGCCCGAGTCGCGTGCGCATGCGATACCGAGCCGGCATCACGCCGGACATGCGCGTGGTGATCCTCGGCCGCGAGGAGCGCATTGCGCAGATCGTCGCCGGCCCCGCCGAGATCGGCCGGCGCGAGGCGATCGAACTCATGGTCATGAGGTACTCCGTATGAGCGACGTACGAATCAAGGGACTGTCCGAGCTGCAGGGCTTCCTCGACGCGTTGCCCGCGAAGATCGAGATGAACGTCATGCGCGGCGCGCTGCGCGCGGGAGTCAAGCCCGTGCTCGAGGAGATCCGGACGACCGCGCCGGTCGACAGCGGCGCGCTGCGCGACAGCATGAAAGTGTCGACCAGCGCGAGGAGTGGGGTCGTCAGGGCCAGCGTGAGGACGAAGCTGTTCTATGCGCGCTTCATTGAGTATGGTGCCGCCGCCCACAGGATCGTCGGCAAGCCCCATGGCGCGCTGCGATTCGGAGACACCATGGTGCAGTCCGTGGACCACCCTGGCATCGCACCCAGGCCTTTCATGCGTCCCGCGCTCGATACGCAGGCGCAGGCGGCTGTCGTCGCAACGGGCGAGTACATCAAGAAGCGGCTGGCCAGCAGGCACGGGCTCGACACGGCCGACGTCACCATCGAGGCCGATGAATGAGCGCGGAACAGGTCATCGTGGCACTGCTGCTCGGCGATCCGGCGCTGGGGAGCCTGGTGCCCGCCGGGCGCATTTACCCCGGTGTCATCCCGCAGACCGCGGCGCTGCCTGCCCTGGCCTACAGCCATGTCAGCAGCGTGGAGCGGCCGACCCTCAGTGCCCGCGAGGCGACCACCACCGTGACGAGCCGCATCCAGGTGACCGTGGCGGCGAAGACCTATCCGGACCAGAAGCGCATCCTGGATGCCGTGCGCGTTGCCTGCAACAACCAGCGCGGCAGCATCGGCGGTGTGGCGGTGCTCAACGTCCGGCGAGAGAGCGTCGGGCCCGACTTCGAGAACGTCGAGGCCTCGGTCTACAGCCTGTCGATCGACTTCAAGGTCACGTTCAACGAAGCCAGGATCCCAGCAACACCATGACCATTCAACTCAAGGCCCTGCAGTCGTTCTCCGGTCCGCACGGCAAGCATGTCAAGGGCGCCACGTTCGAGGCCAGCGCCGAGGGCGCCGCAGCGCTGCTCGCCGGAGGCTATGCCGAGCGGGCCTCCGTTTCGCGTGAAACAACGCCAGTGGCGGCCGTGAAGCCGCCGGCGGCCTCCCGATCCAAACGCCGTAGCAAGTAGCCGCGGCCTCCCGAATCCTGCCCGCAGGGGCAGCCATCCGCCCGCCACGCGTCACAGCCGGCGGGCTTTTCTTTTCCTGAAAGGAAGTCTTCATGTCTGGTCCCCAAACCGTCGCCGGCACCGAAATCAGCATCGCTGCGGGCGGCCCCGCCGCCTTCGATCGCGCTGGTTATGCCACGCTGAACTTCACGCTCATCGGCGAGATTACCGATGGCGGCTCGCACGGCCGCACGTACGCCGAAGTCACGCACCAGCCGATCAACACGCGTGGCACGCAGAAGTTCAAGGGCTCCTTCAACGAAGGCACCAAGACGCTGCAGCTCGCCGTGGACGACGCCGATGCCGGCCAGATCCTGTTGAGAGCCGCGCTCAATTCAGACGCCGACTTCAGCTTCAAGGTCGAGTACCAGGACGGCGGCATCGACTATTTCCAGGCCAAGGTGCTGAGCTTCGAGCAGGCCACGGCCGGCGTGGACTCGATGCGCACCGCCACGGTGAACCTATCGCTGACCACGAGCAAGTCCGGCATCGGCATCGTCGAGGTCCCAGCCCCCTGACCCGCCACCCGTCCTCATATCTGATTGATCGAGAGCACCATGAACCTGAATATCAAGAGCCTCGCCGCGAGCGAGACCGACACCTTCCAGCTGCGCAACGGCGACGATGAGCTGCTGTGGGCCACTGACGCCCTGGGCGCTCAGGTGGCCGTCACCGTGACTGTCTACGGCCCCGGCTCGAAGGAATACCAGAAGGCCCAGGCCAAGGCGAGCAACCGGGCCGTCGAGCGTCTGCGCAAGCGCGGCAAGTTCGAGCAGACGGCGGAAGAAAAGCTGCGTGAGCAGGCGGAGCACCTGGCCGACATCACGGCCGGCTTCAGCCACCTCGAGCTCGACGACCTGCAGGGCAGGGATCTGGCGCTCGCGATCTACCGCGACCCGCAACTCGGCTTCATCGCCGAGCAGGTCAACAAGCACGCGGGTGATTGGGCAAATTTTACGAAGGGCTCGCCGAAGAGCTGACCCTGCACGTGCGTCAGATCGCGTGGCTCACGGCAACGCCGATGGCGCCGACGTCGAAGAAGGGCGCGGTCAGGCCGGCCGAGGACGACGCACCGAGCCCCACGCGGGCCGAGGCGCGCGAGAAGGCGGGCCTGTCGGTGGAGCTTCCGCCGATCACGGCCGGCTCGCACCTGGTGGGCTACCTGTGGGAGGTCGGCCCGAACATGGCCGCCGGCATGGGCGCCGCGCCGGTGAGCTGGACCGAGTTGCAGGCTTGGCAGGACCAGGCGGGCCATCGCTTGAGTCCGTGGGAGGTGCGTACGCTGCGTGCGCTGTCCGCAGCCTACGTGTCGGAAAGCCACCGCGCCAGTAAGGCGGGTTGCCTGCCACCGTGGACCAGCGACATCGAGCAGAAAGAGCGCGAAGTCGTCTCGCGCCACATCCGCAATGTGCTGAGAAATTAGCCAAGGAAATTCCATGATCGCAGGCACCCTCGAAGTCGAGATGCTGGCCAACATCGCGCGGCTCCAGAAGGACATGGACGACGCGAAGAAGGCCGTGGGCAATGCCGTCGACTACATCGCCAAGGCCGCGAAGATCGCCGCTGGTGCACTGGCCGCCATCGGCGTCGGCGTCAGCCTCTCCGCACTCTCCGGCTGGGTGCGCGAGGCCATCAACGCGGCCGAGGCGGCCGGCAAGATGGCGCAGAAGATCGGCGTCGCCACGAAGGACGTGGCCGGGCTGCAACTGGCCTTCGGCCTGGCGGGCATCGAGTCCGCCGGCATGCAGACGGCCATGTCGAGGCTGTCCGTGAGCGTGACCGGCGGCAGCAAGGCGCTCGACGCCCTGGGCATCAAGACCCGGACCGTGAGCGGTGCGTACCGCGACACCAAGGACGTGCTGTACGAGGTCGCCGACCGCTTCGCCGAGATCCGGGACGGCGCGGGCAAGACCGCTGCGGCGATCGATCTTTTCGGGAGGTCCGGCGCCGAGCTGATCCCGCTGCTCAACGGCGGGGCCGAGGGCCTGAGGGAGATGGCCGACATAGCCAGCAAGCTCGGCCTGGTCATCGACGACGAGACCGCGGCCTCGGCGGGGAAGTTCAACGACACGATGTCCCTGATCGGGATGACGACGCAGGGCGTCTCGACGCAACTGGCGGCGCAATTGCTGCCGACGCTCAACAGCGTGACCGGCGCCTTCTTCGATGCACTCACGCAGGGCGACGGCCTGCGCAAGGTGGCGGACTTCCTGGCCGCCTCCCTGAAGATCCTCTACACGGCGGGCGTCGCCATCGTCCAGATCTTCAGCACCGTCGGCAAGACGCTGGGCGCGGCGGCCGCGCAGGTCGTCGCGGTCTTGCGCGGGGACTTCGCGGGTGCTGTCGGCGTCGGAAAGGAATGGATGGCCGATGTCAGGAGCGACATCGGCTCGACGGCGGCGCAGATCGGCAAGGTGTGGGAAGGCGCGGGCGATGCAACCGTTGCTGCCCTGGCCGCGAACGCGAAGCGGACCAAGGAACTGCAGATGAAGAGCGACGCCGATCGCGCCGCTGCCGACAGGGCCGCGGCCGATGCCCTGGCGGCCCAGCTGGCGCGCATCAAGGCGGCGGACAAGGCCATCCTCGACGAAAGGAAGAGCCACTTCGAGGACATCGCACTCGCCGTCAGGCTCTCCACCAGGACCGAGATGGAGGCCGTCGAAGCCCAGCTTGCGAAGGAGGCCCAGGTCTTCGACGCGCGCACGGCGCTCGCGCACAAGGAGCTGGCGCTCCTCAAGTCCAAGGCGAACAGCCTGAAGGACCAGGAGGGTGTGTTCGCCCGCTTGGCCGAGATCGAGCGCAACTTCGTCGAAGCCCGGCGCAAGGCAAGCGCGGACATGGCGCTGCTCGACAAGAAGGAGTCCGACGCCGTCGAGGCGCGTTACCAGACGGCCAGGAAAGAGGCCCAGGCTGCCGAAGCGGCCGTGCGCGCCCAGCAGCGCCAGGCCGAGGTGTTGGGCGTCGAGTACGCCCATGCGGCCAAGGGTGCCGGCGCGTCGAACTTCGAGCTCGCCGAGAGCCTGGCTCGCCTGGAGCGATCGTGGGCGTACGAAACGGCCGCCCAGCTCGAGCGCCGGGCCGAGCTCGAAAAGGGCCGTGACCTCAGCGGCGAGACCACCGCCGAGCTGTTGCGCCAGGCGGAGGCGGTTCGTGAGCTCGCCAGGCTGAAGTACGACGCCGCGATGGCGACTGAGTCGATCAACACGCTCAAGGTGCTGGACGCCTACCTTGACCCGTCGAAGGCAAAGGACTTCGGCACTGCATTGCGGGATAGCTTCGGCGAGGCGGGCAACGCGCTGGCGCAGATGGCCAACGCCCTACAGGACTACACCCAAAAGCAGGCCGAGCTCGCCCAAATGCAAAAGGCGCTGGCCGAAGACAAGAACATCGGCGCGGCCGAGCGCATCGCGCGCGAAATGGAGCTCTCGAAGGCCTCCGCGCAGCTTCAGGTCAGCGGCTACGCGAGCATCGCCGGCGCCGCCAAAGGCCTCTTCAAGGAACACTCGAAGGGCTACAAGGCGATGCAGGCGGCAGAGAAGGCCTTCCGCGTCTTCGAGATGGCGATGGCGGCCGAGTCGATGGTCAAGCAGCTCCTGGGCATCACGGCCGTGACAAGTGCCACGCTGGTGGCCGAGCAGACGAAGACCGCGGCCGTGACCGAAGGTGTCGGTGTGCAGGTGGCCGCCGACCTGGTCAAAGGCCAGTCGGCCGCGGCGGTGGCCGTGGCCACTCAGGGCCAGGGCGACCCTTACACCGCATTCGCGCGCATCGCGGCGATGGCCGCGGTGATGGCGGCGCTTGGCTTCGCAGTGAGCGGGGCTGGTGGTGGCGGCGGTGACGCCTACATCAAACCGGTCGCGGGCACGGGCACCGTGCTGGGCGGGGCCGAAGGCGAGCAGTCGAAGTCCATCGGCAACGCGATCGAGCTGTTGGCCAAGAACAGCCGCATCGAGTTGACCTACACGCAGCAAATGCTGTCGGTCATGTCGGCGGTGCGCGACGGCATCGCGGGCCTGGGCTCCATCGTCTCACGCAGCAGTGGCCTGCGCGGCACGGCCGTCACGCCGGCAAGCGTGTCCGGCGCGGAAACGCTGGACTCCGGCATTTCATTCGCGCCGGGCCAAACGATCGGCTCGATGCTCACCAACGGCATCCAGGCCCAAGGTTACGTCGTCAACTGGGCCAAGAAGAAGGGCGCAAGCGCATTCTGGTCCGCGCTCGACCCAGCGCTCACGGAGTCCATGCAAGCGGTCGTGGGCCAGATGGTCGGCGCGGTCTCTATGGCTGCTCAGAACCTGCACCTTGACGATCCCCGGATGTTCGACCGCATCCTGTCGATCATGCCGGACCTTGGCGACACATCGCTGATGCGCATGTACGGCATGGTCGGCGGCGGCCTGCTCTCGCTCAAGGGCAAGTCGGGCAAGGAAGCACAGGATGAACTGGAGGCGCTGTTCTCCAGCCTGGGCGACCAGATCGCACGCGCGGCGGTGCCAACGATTGCGGAGTTTCAGCACGTGGGCGAAGGCATGTTCGAGACGCTCATCCGCGTGTCGACCGATGTCGAGAAGGCCAACTACGCGCTGAAGCAGTTTGGCGTCACCGCCATCGACTACACCCAGATCGTCAACAAGGCGGGCGACGTTGCCAGCGAGATCGTGCGTCAGTCCGTGCTGCAGCTCGAACGCAGCGCGGAAGGCGGGCTGACCGGCGTGGGCCAGATCATCGAGGTCTTCACGGGCTCCTATGACGAGCTCATCAGCACCTACCGCGCATTGATGGACGTCCGCGATGCGATGCGATCCGTCGGGGCCGATGCCACGGACCTGTCTGTCGCGATGATTCGCGGCGCCGGCGGCATGGACACGCTGCAGAGCGGCCTGCAGGACTACCTGGCCGGCTTCTTCTCGGAGGAGGAGCAGAACGCATCGAAGGCAGCGCGTCTGGCCGAGGAGTTCACGCGCATCGGCGTGGTCGTGCCCGCGAGCAAGGAAGCGTTTCGCGCGTTGGTCGACAGCCTCGACACGTCCACGGAAGCCGGCGCCAATCTCTTCGGGCAACTGATGAGCCTGTCGGGTGAGTTTGCGGGCGTGGCCGATGCCGCGCAGGTCGCAGCCGAGGTGCAGGTCCAGCTCGTGATCTCGACGGCCCAGGCCGCCGCTGATGCCTGGCGCTCCGTGGCCAACAGCATCCGCAGCGACCTCGAGCGCCTGCGGGCCGATACACAGAACCTGATCGACCCGGCGCTGCGCTACGCCCGAGGCCTCGCGCAGCTCGATCGCGACGTGGTGCAGGCGCTAGCCGGCGACATCGATGCCGCGAAACGGGCGGGGACGTCGGCCACCGGCTTCCTGCAGGCCGCTGAACGCACCAGCGCCTCGCGTGTGGACTACCTGCGCGACCGTGCGCTCACCGAGGCCAAGCTCGGCGCCGTGCTCGACCAGGCCGAAGAGCAGGCCAGCATCCAACAGGTCATTGCGGACGCGAGCGCCAGTCAGATCATCGAACTCCAGTCGATCAATGCCAATCTCGTCGACTTCGCGCGGGCGCTGCTTGCGTCGCGCGGCTCGGTGCTTCCCGCCTTTGCGGATGGCGGCATGCACACCGGCGGGCTGCGGCTCGTCGGCGAGCGCGGCTGGGAGATCGAAGCGACTGGCGCGTCGCGGATCTGGAATCAGGACCAGATCGCGTCGGCGCTGCGCGCGTCGGGCACCGGTGACGAGCGCGTCTGGGAGCGCGCATCGGTGTCGACCAAGGCGCGCCAGTCGCACGAGGAGCGCGTCGAGCGGTATCTCTCCGAGCTGGTCGCCGAGACGCGCCGCGGCAACGACGAGAGCCGCACCGGCGACGCCGCCATCGCCAGCCTGGTCGGCTACCTCAACCGACAACAGGACCGCCTGACCGAAGGCGGCTACGCCATGCGCGTCCAGGTCGTGGACGAGGCCGAGCTCCAGGCGTCCTCCAAGCCACGCAGGGTACAGGCATGAAGGTCACTTTTCCCGTCCTGATGACCCCGGACACGCTGGTCGAGAGCAACGTGGTCGACGAGGCGCTGCCGGGGTGGAGTGGGGCCGTCGCCTATCCGGTGGGCGCGCGGGTCATCTGCGAGCGCCGCGTCTGGGAGGCCGTGCAGGCCACGACCGGCGCGCGTCCGCCCGACAGCCCCGAGGTCTGGCTCGACCTTGGCGCCACCAACGTCTGGGCCATGTTCGACGGCAAGGTCGGCAGCCAGTCCACGCGCGAGACGCCCATCGTCGTCCGCTTGCGCCCCGGGATCATCAGCGACGTCTCCCTGCTCAACGTCGACGCCGACCTTGTCGAGGTGGCCCTGAGCTACGAGGGCGAGATCGTGTGGAGCGCTTCGCGCGACATGCGGACGAGCGAGACCATCACCAACTGGTTCGAGTACTTCTTCACCGAGTTCCGCGCGCGCACCGACGTGAGCTTCGCCAACGTGCCGCCCTACCTCAAGGGCGAGCTGATCGTGACCGTCTCGAAGCCGGTCAACGACGTGGCGGTCGGCGAGCTCATCGTCGGCCGCTCGCTGGTCTTCGGAGAGACGCAGATCTCGCCGCGGCTGGGCATCAACGACTACTCGCGCAAGGATGTCGACGCCTGGGGCGACTACTTCGTGGTCGAGCGGGCCTTCTCGAAGCGCATGAGCGTCAACGTCCGGATTCCCAACGTGCTCGTCGACGAGGTGTATCGCGTGCTGGCCAAGCACCGCGCCACGCCCCTGATCTGGGACGCGAACGACGAGCGCTTTGGTGCGCTGATCGTCTACGGCTTCTACAAGAGCTTCACCGTGGACATCGCGCACTACACCCATTCGTTCTGCACCCTCGACATCGAGGGGCTCACCTGACCCCATGCATTCCGTCAAAGCCTCGCCATGAATAGACCTGTCGTTCCTCCCGTTCCCACGCCGGTGCCGTCGCGCAACGACCCGGTGAACTTCGCCGAGCGCGCCGATGCGACGCTGGGTGCATTGCCTTCGGTGATCGACGGCATGAATGCGCTCGGCACTTACATCGAGCGGCGCGGCGATGAAGCCGATGTGTCTGCCGGTCGCGCCGCGGCCAGCGAGAACCATGCGGCGGCTTCCGCGCAGGCCGCGAAGGCGTCCGAGCTGCAGGCTGCCGGATCGGCGCGCGCCGCGGCATCCGCGCCCGCATCGCCCAGCACCAGCACCACGGATCTGCTTGTCGGCTCCGGGCCTCACGCGCTCGTCACCCAGCCTGGCCGGCTGTGGGCGCCAGGCCAGTACATCCGCGTCTCGCTGACCAGCGATCCGGACGGCGTCAGCATGGGCGGTACTGTGATCGACTACGACGCGACCACCGGCCTGATGAACTTCGTCGTCGGCGACGGGATGGCCAAGGGAAGCGGTACCTTCTCGGGCTGGACCATCACGAGCAGTGGCCCGCCGTCCACCCTCGCGCAACTGGGCCTCCCGGGCCCTGCCAGTCGAGCGCGCCAGATCATCGCGGTCAATGACGAGGGCATCGCTTACGAGCTGCGCGAGCTCGAGGCACTCTTTCGGCCGATCCGCCACCTCTTCGGGGTTCCGGTGGGCATGGTGGCCTACCGGGCTGGCAGCGCCACGCCGGCCGGCTGGTTGCGGCTCAACGGCGCACTGCTGTCCCGGGCCGCCTATCCGGACCTGTTTGCTCACGCCCAGGCGGAAGGCCTGGTGACCGAGGCGCAATGGCAGGGCGGGTACTTCGGCCGCTTCAGCGCTGGCGATGGGGCGGCGAACTTTCGCCTGCCCGACGCGCGTGCCATGAAATTGCGCGGCCTCGACGATGGCCGGGGCATCGACATCGGCCGCGAGTGGGGGCGCTTCCAGGACTCGCAGAACCTCGCGCACAACCACGCCGTCTACGACCCAGCGCACGCGCACGGTGTCGCCGACGGAGGACACGCGCACGCAGCCTGGACCGATGCACAGGGCCACCACGACCACGCGAACGGCATCAACGCCCTCGGCGGCCCCTACGGCCTCCAGCAAGGCTCGCTCGCTGGCACCGGAAACATCGCGCAGATCGGCATGCACGGTGGTTATCGCACCGACGGCGGCGGCTCTCACGGCCACAACGTCGGCATCGGCGTGTCCGGTGCGGGCATCGGCATCTATGCCTCCGGCACGGGCATCGGCATCTATGCCGACGGCAGCGCCGAGGCCCGCTCGAAAAACATCGCCTACCCCCTGTTCATCAAGTACTGAGGTCCCTCATGTTCGTGTACTGCTACGACCCCATCACCGGGGCCTACGCCGGCGAGATCCCGGCCGAACCGTCTCCGCTCGAGCCCGGCGAGTATCTGATCCCGGCCTTCTCGACTCTGACGCCACCGCCTCCGGTTCCCGAGGGCATGCACGCCCGCATGGCGGGCGGTGAGTGGACCTTGGAGCCGGTCCCGGCCCCGCCCGAGCCCGAGGGGCCGGGCCTGCCGGCGCCGCCGCCCGAAGCGCCCGAACCGACCTTCGAGCAACGACTCGCTGCATTGAAGGCAAACGTGCAGGAATACCTGGACGCCATGGCGCGCTCGCTCGGCTACGACGACATCAAGACGGCCGTGACCTACGCCGAAGAGCCCGCCGTTGCGAAGTTCCAGAGCGAAGGCCGGGCCCTGCGCGCGTGGCGCTCACTGGTCTGGGCCGCCGGCTACGACCTTCTGTCGCGCGTGCAGGCGGGCGAAGCCCAGGAGCCGGCGCCTGAGGAACTCGCGAGCCTGTTGCCCCGGCTGGAACTTTCAACCCTTGAGGCTGGGCAATGAACAGAGAAACCATCGAAGTCGGCGCCGCGGCGGTGGCGTCGAAGTCCACCTATGCGGGTGCCGGCGCCACCATCGTCGGCGCGCTGCTGTCCAACGAGTTTGCCTTGGTGACCGGGATCGTGGCCGCCGTGGGTGGCTTCGTCATCAACTGGTACTACAGGCGGCAGGCTAACCAACGCGCCCGGCGCGCGGCGGAGGAGGCGAGTCAGGCCGCATTGCGCGCCGAGCAGCGTGCGGAGCGCGAGCATGCGCTGCGCGTCGCGCACCTGAGCCAGAGCCTCGGCATCGATGTCGACATCGAGGTACAGCGATGAGTGCGTCGAAGACTCGCGTCCTCGTCGCCGCGCTCTCGCTCAGCGCCGTCGGATTCATCGGCATCGTCAGCAGCGAGGACTATGTCGGCGCGGCCATGATCCCCACCAAGGGCGATCGCCCGACCGTGGGCTTCGGCAGCACCTTCCACGAGGATGGTCGGCCGGTGAAGCTCGGCGACACCACGACGCCCGCGCGCGCACTGGTCAAGGCCCAGGCCCACATCGGCAGGGAAGAGGCCATCTTCCGCAAGTCGCTCGACGGCGCCAGTCTGCACCAGGAAGAGTTCGACCTCTACATGGACTGGGTCTATCAGTTCGGCACCGGGAACTGGATGGGCTCGAGCATGCGCCGCCACATCCTGGCCGGCAACCACGCCGCGGCCTGCGACGCACTGCTGCTGTGGAAGAAGTCGGCAGGCTTCGATTGCTCGATCCCCGGCAACAAGGTCTGCGCCGGCGTGTGGACGCGCCAGCTCGAGCGCCACAAGAAATGCCTGGCGGTGCAGTGATGCCAGACCTCAAGACCCCGTTGCTCTGGGCGCTGGCCGTGCTGCTGGCCCTCAGCATGTCGGGCAATGCCGCGCTCGGTTGGGCATGGCTCGATGCGCGCGATGCGCTCGCCGTGTCGACGACCGAACGCGACAACGCACGCGGTGCAGCCAGCGCCTGCAGCGACGCGACCGACGATCTGCGTGACCAGGCCGACAGGCGAGCGGCCGAAGCCCGGACGGCGCAGGCCAAGGCTCGCGCCGTTGCGGCCCGACACGAGCAGCTCGCCCAGGCCATCCTCGCCACGCCGGCCGCGGTGCCGGGCGACGACTGCGGGAGCACCCGTGTGCGCATCGACGCGTGGCTGCAGGGGAGGGCGGCGCCATGATGCGCATTCGGTTTGTGATCGCGGGACTGGCATTGCCGGTGCTGCTCGCCGGTTGCGGCCGTGCCACGCTGCAAACTGTCAAGGTCCCGCTGCCGGTGGAGTGCCGCGTGCAGATGCCTGCACGGCCCGCCATGCCCACAGAATCCCTGCGCGCGGGGGTGACCCTGGATCGCTTCGCGGCGAGCGCTCTCGCCGAGATCGAACTGCGCGAAGGCTATGAGCACGAGCTGCGCACCGCGCTGCTCGGCTGCACGGCGCCGATCGCGCCGTCATAGCGGAAAAAGAACAAGGTGACCTGTCCCGGTGTTAGAGCACCGGGATGGGCCACCGAACCCACAGAACGCGCCTGTGAGCCCAGCCAAGGCCCTGCCCACCTCTAGAGGCGGGGCGAGTGTAAACGCAGCCTGGACCCGTCATGGCAACCCCAATCGTCCCCTGGCTCGGTGGCAAGCGCCGCCTGGCCGACATCATCATCCCGCGCTTCCCGGCGCATACCTGCTACGTCGAGGTCTTCGCCGGCGGCGCGGCGCTCTACTTCCTGCGCCCGCCCGCGGAGGTCGAAGTCATCAACGACGTCAACGGCGACCTGGTCAGCCTCTACCGCGTGGTGCAGAACCACCTCGAGGAGTTCGTGCGCCAGTTCAAATGGGCGCTGTCGAGCCGCGAGATCTTCAAGTGGCTGCAGGACACGCCACCCGAAACCCTGACCGACATCCAGCGCGCCGCGCGCTTCTACTACCTGCAGCACCAGGCCTTCGGCGGCAAGGTGCAGGGGCAGACCTGGGGCACGGCAACTACCGCGCCGCCGGTGAACCTGCTGCGCATCGAAGAGCAGTTGAGCGCAGCCCATCTTCGGCTGGCTGGCGCCTACATCGAGCGCCTCGACTGGCGCGAATGCATGCGCCGCTACGACCGGGCTCACACGCTGTTCTATCTCGATCCGCCGTACTGGCAGACCGAAGGCTACGGCGTCCCGTTTGCGTGGGGCGAGTACGAAGCGATGGCCAGCGTGCTCAAGACGCTGCACGGCAAGGCCATCGTCAGCATCAACGACCACCCGGACGTGCGGAAGTGCTTCGCGGGCTTCAACATGGAAACGCTCGACATCAGCTACACGGTGGGGGGAGGCGGCAAGGCGGCGCCGCGCAAGGAGTTGCTGATCTTCAACTGGGACGTGGCGGCTGAGCCGGCGGGGTTGTTTTGATGGAGGATCAGGTTCAGCTTCTTCTTGCCGGCAGGCAGGAAGGAGAAGATCAAGCTGAAACCCCAAAACCGTCCAATCTTTTGAGCATCACCGAAAGCATCGCTTCCTAACCGGCGCGAATAGTGACGGGCGATGGCTTTGTCCGGTTCGTGCCCTAAACGCGACATTGCCACGCAGCCTGATCCCGATCGGAGAAGCGTTCCGCCGATGTGACATTTCAAACTGGCATGCATTTGGCCATGCGCAAGAGAGGCGCATCCCGTTTCGAGCAGACCAATACGCTGTCAGGTCGAAATTCGATGGCTCTGCGCACCGACGTTGAATGTCCGAGGCGGCAATGCACGAGACTGTGCCCAACACCTGTCTGATGCATCAAACTCGTACGTAAGAATTTGAACGTCAAAAGCAGCTTTTGACCTGCCGCGAATGACTATTCGATTGAATTGAAGAGACTGCTCACCCCGCTCTTCCCGCTTCACCCCGCTACTGCCGCAACCAACGACTGCCATCGAGTGCGTTCCATCGCCAGTTAATTCGGAGTGAGCATGATGTCGATGGCCGTGAACTACGAGTGAAAAGCCTTCTTTCAGGAGCCTTTTGCGCACTGTCGCCGCATCAGTTAAGAGGCTTTCCGATGCAATCCTAGATTCGATCGTGCTTACGGGAACAAGGTGGTGATGAAACATCGCTGCCCTGAAAGAATCCTGCCAACGAGGATGTGCTTTTGCTTCCCTTAGCGCATTTTCAAGTTGGCTCTCTCCGATGTATCCGCGGTGATCATTCGGCCCTTCAATCGCAGCCGAATTGAACGAAACCACTAGAACTGGCAGCGCTCCATCTACAAAGACAATCTCATAGAGCCGCTCGGGTTCGGTATTTGAGCCGAAGTGCGACGAGCTTGAGACAGAATTTCTAAATGTCACGTACGGGGAGAAGGCAAGATGCCTAGCCTCAGGGTCGCTCTTAATTAATTCCCAGTTGACATCATGATTTCCTGGGCAAGTAAGAAAATTTACAGCGCGTCCCTGCAACCTTTCCAACGAAGCAGAGACGGCCCGCAGTGCTTCAGTAGCCGCCCGAAACTCGGAGGTCAGCCCACCTTGCGCGACATCCCCACTTACAAGGACCGCTGCGGGACGGAAGTCTTCTGATTCAATAACGGCCGTTACGTATTTTTCGAATGATGGCTTGTCGGCACCTGGTATCGTGTCGGTTGAAGCCGGAAGCGAAGTGAAGAAGTGATTCGCGCCGAAATGAATGTCAGAAAAGTGCAGCAGTTCTGTACCTGTTTCGTCCTTTGGCAACCCTACAGTCTCTTGATCTTCAGATCTTGAAAGTCGGACTGGAGTGGCAACAACGTAGGCTTGGAAGAGGCGATCTCGAAATGTATAGGTTTGATCGTTGACCTTGACGAGTTCCTGTCCGAACTGTTCTTTCTGCAAGTCTGCTGTGTAGTACGAAGAGTTGGTAACACCACGCTGCTCAGATATTGGGTACACCTTGGAGGTGTGAGCCGAGGGACTCGCTGTTTCTGCAAACGCTCGCAGCACAGCTTCGCGCTGCGTGGAGTGCCCTATCGCCTTGCGATAGCGACTCTCAAGTGCTGAATCAGTCTTGTTCTGTGCAACATATGCCAACGCCGTCCCAACATCGTCAGTGCCAATTTCCTGAGTCTTGCTAGTGTAAGCGGCGAGAAACGCTTGCCGTCCAATCAAATGGAGGAGATACGGCTGTCCACGAACAGCGCGCACCAACTCCTGTTTTGCATTTTCTGTAAATCTGATCTCATTTCTAACGAGCTCCTCTGCCTTTGTAACCACCATCCGAAGTTCGTCCTCCTTCATTTCCTCCAGTGGAAGCTTGCCCGTATTGAGTTGTCGCTCAATGGACTGATGGTCTCGAACAAGTTCTTTTTCAGTATTGGCGATGCCGGTTATGACAAATAGAACCTTAGGATGGCCCGCCTTAATAAATGCGGAGAATCCATCATGATGTCGGATCAATTCGAATTCATCAACGAAAATTGCAAGACCGTTAGCGTGGTGCTGGGCAACTGTTGTTGCCCGCTTCCAGAAATCTGAGACTCGGTCAGGGTCTAGTGACGCTAGCTCACGATACGGCGGGGTGGTTCCAAAGATTTCGTGAAGGTAATCAAATTTTGCAAGGCAGGTGCCATCAATTGTTAATCGATAGAGCAACTGATTTAAGTTGTTTATCGACTCGTCGCGTGTGATAAAGCATGTTGCAAAGTCAAAAGTCTCGTCGGCCAGAGGCGATTCGATATCACTTAGAAGCTGAGCATTCCCAGCTGCAATTACCTCAAGCTGTTTGGCAAGTGACGATTTCCCAATGCCTCGAGAACCGTAAATGAAGACGTGGTCGCCTGCAAGTAGGAGCTGAGTGCCAGCGATGAGCTGATCACGGCGACCTGAGAATCGCCGAGGGTCAGAGATCTCTTTTGCGGGCTGAAAGGCGGAAAGAACCTCTGCATAGGTAGTTGTCATGGACACTCACAATTTTCGGAGGATGCGATCATAAACTGGGGGTTCGCAACCGAAGAGTGCGGTGTGTATGTCATACCCAGACCAGCATAGGAAGAATTCACGACCAGCCGATCGAGGCAGACATATCTTCCGCGTATGACTGTGGGCTGGCTCTGCCTGGTGATTTCCAACCGGTGTGGCCTTGGCGACACATTCAAAGACAAGTTCGGCGCGAGGGAAGTTGCCGAGTATGTGCGGAGGCGTCGATGTCGTCTCCTGCAGCCCGTTGGCCCTTGCGCTAGCAGAACTGGACGGCATGCAGTTCGACGTCATCCCTGACAGATTGAAGCCATACGTCGCCGGTGGCCCCTTGCCGTTGCAGCGCTCGGTTGTCCTCCGGTCAATTTGCCAGATAGCCCAAGATCTTCATCGCCTTCGACAGAGGCTGCTTGGTTTCCCAGTAGCCGCGCACGATCGTTCGAACTGTGCCGAGACGCGGAAATCCTTCAGTCGGGCAGATCCCAAACTCAAGTTGAATCCTCCAACGCCGCACGAAGCGCGCGAGCCGCACGTCACGCCATTTTTCTCGACCTTGGGGTTCCCTTCTTCGCATCGGCGGACTCGCGGACCGTCGCGTCGATCGTTCGTCGTCGCCGCGGCCGTAGTCGCCCTCAAAGAGTCGCTCAGCCGTTGCCTCGCTTTGCCATGTGGCCGCCTCGACTACTTCTTCCGCAGGTGATCTGATTCGTGGAATGGCTGTTGACAGTTGAGTGATCAAGGCGGCCAGGGCCCTCATCGTCGTCGTTGTTTGGCGAGAAGCCGGTGCTTGGTTCGCGGGGACCGTGGATCCACTCGACCTCGAGGAGGTTGCCGCTGAACTCTGGACTGACCCGCGCCTGCGGATCATGCCGCCGCCGGTAACTGTCGCGACGTGGAGGGCCTGCGGGGAGCGTCAGTTGGCAACCTTGATGCGAGCTAAAGGGGCGGCCGCGAAGGACATTCGCTATGCCTTCGAATCGCTCGGATCGTGCCACGACCGAAGAGCGGTAGCGCGACCGGCCAACTCGACCTGCGAAGCTGCAATACTCCGCGGGATGAGGTTTTGGCGTAGCTTTTGGCGTAGCTTTCTGCGAAAAACACTCGTCGCCCAAAGGAGGCGGCGTTCTGCCATTGAACTACGCCCGCGTCGGCTGCGGATTCTACCGGTAGTCCCGATGACCAACCGGACGCGGTCATCCAGGCTGGGACGGGCTTCCATCGAGAGCCCTCGAAGAGCCTGAAAGAAAGCGCCTTCGAGCCGTCTTCGCGAGCCGGAAAGGCGCGCTGAGCCGCTCGACGCCTGAATAAAGTTCCTCGTCGTGCGTCAGCGGGTTCCGCTTGGACAGCGCACGCATGAACTTGACCTTGGCCGCGTCCCAATAGACCGATTCGCCGATCGGGCGCGGCTTCAGCCCGAGCTTGCGCA